GGTGCGGATGGCGCAGTATATGTGCCTCATATTGATGACCAAAAAGTTCTTTCATTCACAATCGAAAAGAACGCAGAAGATGTACCCGATCCCGTGAAGTTGGGTGGAAGCGGCACTGATGTCGAGGTTGTTACAGATGAAGAGGTTAAAGAAATGCTGGAGGAAGTTTTCGGGAATCAAGGAGGCTCTGGTGGCGGTACAGGTGGTGGCGAAACCGGTGGTGATGTTCTTGATGAATCCCGTGTTGCCACAGATGCCGAGGTCTTTGAGATGCTGGAAGAGGTCTTTGGAAAATCTGGTGGCGAAAGTAGCGGAAGCGGAGGTAATACAGGCGATGTGAACGATAACAAAGTTGTTACCGATGCTGAGATGGCAGAAATGTTGAAAGAAGTTTTCGGTTCATAACCGTTAGCTTATAAGAAGAACAAAATTACGACAAAACAAGGAGGAATTTATTATGGCTTATGATGTGAGCAAGCTGGCAAGATTGCAAGACCTGAAGAGTTTGGCAGTCAAGATTAACACCGATTTTGCAACAAAGGCAGAGGTTTCTAATCTCGCTAACGCTTTCAAGTCCGGCCAAGTGATTGGCAACACTGTCAAACTGTATACCAGCACTGATAAATCTGGCACTGCTGCGTTTGAGTTCGATTTCCCCGCCGAGCTGTTCTTGGATCAAACTAAGACTCAGTTCGTGCCTGCGTTCGCTTTCTCAACAGCTACCTATGCTGGTGCGACCGATCCCAACCTGGATGGTAAGCCTGTTATGGTTCTGGCTGTCAAGGGTGAGAATAACGAGATTACTTACTCTTTCCTTGATATGGCCGCTCTGGTGGACACCTACAAGGCCAAGGCAGGTGACGGCACCGCCACTGTGACCGTGAGTGGCTACGAGATCAGCGTGAATGTGAACATCTCCGCTGAGGCTGACAATGCTCTGGTGAAGAAGGATGACGGTCTGTATGTGCCAAAGGCTGATGTGGTTGATATTAGTGGCAAGGCTGACAAGGTTGATGGTGCTACTGATGGCAACTTCGCTGGTCTGGATGCGAATGGCAATCTGACGGACAGTGGTAAGGCTCCCACTGACTTCTCTAAGGTTGAAGCCAGCGATACCGCAGGCGCAATTAAGGTCGATGGCACTGATGTGACTGTCGTGGCGATTGCTACCGATGCAGAGGTCACGGAGATGCTGGATGAGGTTTTTGGTACTACTACCACTCCTGAAACCGGCGCTTGATCTTGAATAGCGGCTATGTAGAGAGGGACAGTTTTGGCTGTCCCTCTTTTGTATTAAATGGATGGAGGTGAATCCTGTGGAAGTATACAAGGTTCCTTATTTGGAGCATCTGAAGCAATTCGGGCTGAGAGAAAAAATCTTAATTGGTGAAGTTGCTCAAACTGCGGCAGATGCGATTGAGGAGCAGGCAGAACAGATTACCGCTTTGTCTGACAAGCTGGATAAGTTGCCTGGGATTGAAGGGAAGGTAAGCCGTTCGGTTGACACTACATTGACCGTCGCCGGCTGGGAGAACAATCGTCAGGTTGTCAATATTGATGGATTGACTGCAACGCAGAATGGTGTAGTTGGTCTTTCTCAGGACATTTCAACGGCAGAGCGTGAGACGGTAGCAGGTGCGGAGCTGTATGTTTGTGGTCAGGCCGATGGGTCTTTTACGATTGCGTATGGCGGTGATAAGCCGACTTATGACATTCCAATTACCATTATCCTGCTCGACTAACGAGAGGAGGAATGGATAATGAGCAAAACAAAAAACTATGGGCTTTATCTTGAAGGGGATTCCACTGCTAAGTTTAAGGAATGGCGTGAAAAGCTGAACGGACTTGTCAATTCTAACATGATTCAAATTGACGAGATTCTTGCAGGTAAGGCTATTCAAAGTCAAGCGGTCAAAGCAACTTTGGTTTCGTCAAAATGGACTTGGACGGGAAGTGCGTACTCTCAAACATTGGAGATTGAAGGGCTTGCGGCGGAAATGAACGGTGTTATTGGGATTGGGCAGAACCTCTCCCTTGAACAGCTTGACGCAGTATACATGGCTGGGCTGATGGTTGGTGAGCAAGGAGACGGGACACTGACCATTCTGGCAAGCGGCGATATGCCCTATTGTGATATTCCCGTCGTCATCATTCTCTTGGGATAAAGAAAGAAGGAGGTAACTATGCCTATCATTGGAAATTTTCCCTCTGGCAGTGGAGGTAGCGGCGGTGGTGGTCTTGCGCTGGCCGCAGTAACAGATATTAAGGCACTGACAGCTGCGGGTAAGGTTTACATCAAGTGGACAGATCCCGATGATCTGGTGGTCGCTGGCTCTACCCTGGCGAGCTGGGGCGGCACGCTGCTTGTGCGTAAAGCGGGCAGTGCTCCCGTAAGCCGTAGAGACGGCACAGTGGTCTTGGATAGTAAGACCAGAAATGCTTATCAGAGCAGCTATTTCTGCGATAGTGGATTGACAGATGGTGTTGAGTATTTCTACAAGTTCTTCCCATACACGACTGGCGGCTCCTATACCGACAGTGCGGAGGATGCTTTCAGCGTAACGCCGAACCCTGTTACTCTTGGCAATGTATCTGGGATGAGTGCTGAGGCGGCAGGTAATGGAAAGCTGGCAATCAAGTGGACAGACCCTGCGGCAACCGTAGTGAGCGATGGTGTGACGCTGGCAACTTGGGAAAAGACAGTTGTTGTGGTCAAAGCTGGAAGTTATGCTACCGATCCAGACGATGCGGACGCAGCATTTCGGAAAGTGGTCACAACTCGCAATCAGTATGCAACCAGTGCCTTGACTGCAACTGGGTTGACTAATGGCACAGAATATTTTGTGACATTTTTTCCTATGTCCACGGATGGAGCAGTCAATAAGGCAAATGCGAATCGCACAACAGGGACTGCAAATCGTTTAACGCTTACGGTTCCTACGCAGAGTGGTACGCTGACATATAATGGAGATGCGCAGGCTCCTACTCTGAGCAATTATGATGCAAATAAGATGACGCTCGGAGGTGTTACCAGCAAGACGGACGCCGGTAGTTATACAGCGACTGTTACGCCGAAAGACGACTATATGTGGACTGACGGTACAATTACAGCTAAAAACGTCACTTGGACGATTGGCAAGGCGGCTGGCTCTTTGAGTCTCAGTCCTACGTCTCTGACTTTCAACATGGATAAGAAGAGTGGAACGATTGCGATTACTCGTGCGGGAGATGGTAAGATTACAGTGACATCAAGCAATACGAGCGTTGCAACGGTATCTCTGAGCGGAACTACTGTGACAGTAAGCAGTGTCAATGATACAAATGGCGAAGCAACAATTACGGTTAGCGTGGCAGAAGGAACGAACTATAAAGCACCAGCTAATAAAACCTGTAAGGTGACGGCATCGTTTGTCAGCACCACTTTGAATGACAACAGTTGGGCAACGATTAAAGCAGTTTCTGACGCAAACCAAGGCTCTAACTATTGGAAGGTTGGCGACACTAAGAGAATCACCATCAATGGTAAAGTTGGGAACTTTACGTTCTCCAATTTGTCCATTGATGCTTTTATTTTGGGCTTTAACCACAATAGCGCAAAAGAGGGAGATAAGCGTATCCACTTCGCAATCGGTAAGATTAACGGTACGATGGTCAGCCTGGTTGACAGTCAGTTCGGAAATGAGCAGACGAGCGCTGGATATTTCCATATGAATACCAGTCGTACAAACTCTGGCGGTTGGAAGGGATCTGCGATGTATAAGACGCTCCTTGGCAACAGTAGAACGCCTACCAGTCCTGTCGCAAACAGCCTCATGGCAGCTCTACCAAGCGATCTGAGGGCAGTTATGAAGTCAGTGACAAAGTATACTGACAATACCGGAAACTCCTCTAACGTGGCCGCAAATGTCACAGCAAGCACTGATTATCTTACGTTGTTGGCAGAGTTTGAGGTACAGGGTGCAAGAACGTATGCTAACCAGTATGAGCAGAACAGTCAGCTTCAATATGAATACTTCAAGTCTGGTAACAGTAAGGTTGCTTATAGACATTCTGCGACAAGCACCACGGCCTGGTGGTGGCTTCGTTCGGCCCGTTACAACAGCAGCTATCATTTCTGTCGTGTGAACACCGGCGGCAACGCTTCCGATTACAGTGCCTCCTGGTCGGCGGGCGTGCTCCCCGGCTTTTTTGTCTAATCCACCGCAGTGTATCCAGCCTAATCCCGCCCACGCAAGTGGGCGGGATGATTGGAGAAGAGAAAGTGGAATGGTACGGTATAATGTCGCCGGCGCGAAGCGCCGGCGACGCGATTTTTTTGAAATTTGCATATTTGCCTATTTACCGTCAATTTTCTAAAAATTAAGAAAATGATGTCATTCACCTGTCTTTAGACTGCATACAAGAGGTAAAAATAGTCATACAATGTGCTTACGCCAATTAGCTGGAGGGTTTAGTATGGCTGCAAACAAGCGAGTATTTACCTTGCGTCTGTCTGATGAAGTGTTTGACAAGATCGGGGTACTGGCAACAAACGAGCATCGTTCTATCACAAACTACATTGAATATGTGCTACTAAAACACTTGGAAGAAGTGGAACGGGAGCAGGGTTCAATCGACACTAAGGGGACGAAGCCGTAAAGTAATATGCACCAAGAAAGGATGAAAATATGTCGGTGCTACGAATGAAGCGTACCACGAGTAAGGCGGAATTTGTAAATACCGCTAATCAAATTTATGTGGAAACGCTGAATTTTCTCACGCGGCTGTCTGCCAGATATTCAAGACTTATGGCGGAGGATGTCGCACATTTAGCTGGTGAGGTGATAGATCATTCTGAAAAGGCGAATAGCATCTTTCCATCGGATGACCAGCGTAAAGAACTCAGAAAGGCACATTTGCTTGAAGCAAGAGCTTCGCTGAGAGCGCTGGATGTAAGGCTTACTCATTGCTATCTGGTGATGATGCAAAACCCAGAAGGGTGCTTTACAACCAGCAAAGGCGCACAGGTGGACTCCAGAGACGCAGTAGAAAAGCTGAATCGTATGGCTGCAAGCCTTGGTGAACTTATTGACCATGAGGATGAGTTGCTAAAGGGTGCTACGAAATCTTTGGGTCAAATTAAAAAGGGATAGGTTTTTATGGGTGTATTTCTGGAAACGTGACGGTAGGCTGTCGCCCTCTTGACGGCCTGGTGGTGGCTTCGTTCGGCCAATTACAACAACAGCAATAATTTCTGTAATGTGAACACCAACGGCAACGCTAACAATAACAATGCCTCCTGGTCGGCGGGCGTGCTCCCCGGATTTTGCGATGCGAGGTCAAATGGAGTAACTTCGGTGAAAGACGACCTTCGCAAAAGGAGAAATACTTCCCTGGCTTTTGCCTAAAACTGCCCTTCGACGGCTCTACACGGACGCTGCTTGCATGGCGGGCTATTGCGCTAACCCGTTCCATGTGTCGAGCCAAAGTAGTTTAGATGCGCACCAACAAAACAACTATGCGGAGGAGCGAATACTTTCTATGACAAGTGAAGAGCGCCACGAGGCGCGATATCGCCGCCGAAAGGCCAAGCGGTTGGCGAATAAACGAAAAAGAAGCGAAGCGGTAGGAACTCTGGAGGATATCTTCAACTACCGTGATATGTTCTTTTATGGCAAAAAATGCTGCAACGGTGTACGTTGGAAGCAAAGCACTCAAAACTTTGAACTCCATCTGTTTTCTGGTACGGCAAGACGGCGGAAGCAGATTTTAGACGGAAAGTGGAAACCGAAAAATTGCGTCCACTTTACTCTACGTGAACGTGGTAAGGTTAGACCGATTGATGCACCTCACATTGAAGACCGACAAATTCATAAGGTGGAGAGCAATAAGGTTTTGATTCCGCTTTATACCCCAAGCATGATCCACGATAACGGAGCAAGTCAGAAGAACAAAGGACTTCATTGGCATTTCCATCGTATGAAAGAACAGCTTGGATGGCATTATAGGCGTTATGGTAGAAGTGGTGGAATCCTTCTGTTGGATTTGAAGAGTTTCTTTCCAAGCGCAAATCGTAGTATCATCTATGAGCGGCATAAGCAAATGATGTTTGATGATAGGGTGCGGGCTTTTGCAGATGCGGTTGTAACATATGCCCCAAGTACAGCACCTGGTCGTGGTATGCCCCTTGGTGTGGAGCCGAGTCAACAGGAAATGGTTGCGCTACCAAGTGCGGTTGATAACTACATTAAGTGCCAACTTGGAATCCATTGTGCTGGACATTATATGGACGATTACTATATTATTCTTCCAGACATTGAAGAGTTAAAGAAAGTCGGCCATGATATTGTCGATAAGTTCATTGAGTCTGGTATTCCAGTCAATAAGAAGAAGTGTAAAATCATTCCTTTGACAAGGCCGTTTCGCTGGTGTAAGGCAAGATTTACATTGAAAGAAAATGGCAAGATTACTGTGAATGGAAATCGTGCGGGCATGAAGAGTGCAAGGCGTAAACTGAAACTCTTCCAGCGTGAATATATTGCTGGAAAGCGGACGTTGGCCGAGATTGATCAGTTTATGGAAAGTCAAACGGCGTATTACAGAGGCTATAATGACCATGGCCGTCTATTGAGGTTGCGCCGTTTACACTACGCTTTATTCAACAAATATCGTATTCAAGAACAGCAAGGAAAACAAGTTGCATAAATAAAAACGATTGCGTCTGAGGCGGTTATGCTTCAGGCGCTTTCTCTATTTTTGGAGGTAGACAAGTGGAATACAGCAACTATATTGTAAAGAAACGGGCGCGGTTTAATGCTATTTGTGGGCAAGTCAACATTCCATATGGTACAAAGGTAGAGGCGTCAGATGGTTTTTTGCTTTTGAATGGGGAAAGGCTCTGTGCAACTGTCAGCCAGAATGGTTTGGATTTCTTTGCCCAGAATGATGATGGCAATGGTGAAGAGCGTGGCAAACTGACCATTGCTATTATGCAGAGACTTGAGAAAAAGGATAAGAACCACCAGAACAGATGGGATAGAGTGTGGGATGATAAGCTGTGCCAGAAATATCGGAGAAAGGATCACGATGATTATTGGCTGTGGAGCAAGGATTTTTTTGACGCTCCCATCTCTGATTTGCAGTACATCGAAAAGTTGATCAAGATTTGAAAGGAGTGGTCAGATTGTATAGAATTGTGAAAGATGGGTCTGTTATGGCCTATGTTGAGCAGCCACATTACATTCGGCTGCATACAAATGGTTGCTTCGTGAAGACAACCGAGGAAAATGCACAAGGAATCGCTATTCAAAGCATTCCATATCATCTGCTGGGGAAAGAAGATCTTCCAGGCGCTGTAGCTACAGTTGCTATCTCTGAGGTTGACGGTGGTGCTGTGCTTATTAACCAGCAGGACAGCATTAACGAACTGATTCAGACTGTGTTGGAGGGATAAGAGATGAAAGAGAGATTGAGTGTCCTGTATCAGAATGGGCAAAACGGCATCAGCCCATCCGTGAGTGCAAACGGTCTTTTGAGTGCTGTGGCGAAGGGATGGATCACCATTGAAGATGCTGTTGAAATTATTGGTTCTGATCAGTCAACGGAGATTATTCGTGCAGCGAAGATTGCAGAGATTTCTACTGCTTGTAATGCCACCATTGTGTCTGGTATTGATCTGGAACTTTCAGACGGCAAGGTGCATTTTAATCTGAGCATTGAAGACCAAAGCAATATTGCCAACCTGTTCCGTGTGGTTGAGTTGGGTGGCACTGAGTTCCCTTATCAGGCAGATGGTGGTGTTTGTCGTGTTTATAGCGCCCAGGAAATCGCTAAAATCTACATTGCAGCTCAGAGCGCTATCACAACACAGACCACATACCACAATGCGTTGAAAGCATATGTGCAGTCTCTGGAAGATGTCGAAACCATCGCTACCGTACAGTATGGAATGACTCTGCCAGATCCGTATGCCAGCGAGGTCGCTGAAAAGCTGTCAGTTGCACAGACTCAGATGGACGCTATTGTGCAAAGAATGGGCGAGACTACATGAGTGATATTGAGCTGATTTCCGAACTGACGGATATTTGCATTTGTCAGGCGGAGATCATCAAAGCACAAGCCTATATGTTGGAACAACTTGGAGCTGAAATCAAAGAGGAAGAGGCACTGCGAGAGCGTAACAGACTGAAAGCAATCGCAGGAGAATGGGAGGAGGACACACAATGAAAAAAGAACGGGTAGGGAAATGGGTGCTGTCCGCCTTGCTTTGGATGTGGACAGGTGGTATCTACTTTTTCATTGAGGTAATTTGGAAGACCGCTCAAGGTAGGCCAGAGACAATCAGCTGGACAATGTTTGCGCTGGCTATTATTCTTGCGGTTCCTTTGGAGCGGTTTGGAGCAGAGCTTCCTTGGGGAATGCCGCTTATTTGGCAGTCGTGTATCTGTGCCATTGCGATTACTGTGGTTGAGTTTATTGCTGGATTGATTTTGAACGTCTGGCTTGGCCTTGGTGTATGGGACTACTCTGGTATGGCCGGCAACGTGCTTGGTCAGATATGCCCTCAATTTCTGATTGTGTGGCTTATTTTGTCTGTGGTTGGAATCGTTATGTTGGACTGGATGAGATATGCGGTCGAGAGTGGAGATAGGCCACATTATACATTGATTTAAGGAAAGAGGTGATGGCGCATGGGTGAAGCGAGTTTTGCAACGATCTTGGCAGGCGGCGTGACATTGAGTGGCGGCGGTGGAGCTGGTCAAACCGTTATTCAGGGGATCAGCAAAATTGAAGCAGACGGACTGAATCTGATTTTCACCACGGATAGCGGCGATAAGGTCACGGTGACATTCCCAGAACCAAAAGCTGGTGCTTCTGTAAGCGGCGTTGAAATCAATGCGAACAACCATCTGGTCGTGACTTTGAGTGACGGTACAGAGGTGGATGCTGGTGATATGCCTACTGCAACAGAGCGTAAACCAGTTGAGTTTGAAATCAACACTGCCAGTGATACATGGAGCTTACAGCATAATCTGAACAATCAGCACCCGACCATCCTTTGCTTTGACGGTGATGGCGATACCATTTTTGGCAGTATCGAATACTACAGCCAAAACCTGTCTGTCGTACACTTCGATATTCCCGTCAAAGGCAAAGCTGTTGTAAAATAACGAACCGTTGAAAAAAAGAAGGAGGAAACTACAATGGAGAAGATTTATAAGAACATTGCTCTGATGACTACTCCCACGGATGAGAAGCATCTGGTGAACAAAGGCTATGTGGACGCCGCTATGAACCGCAAAATCAAGGACGCTGTGGTGGCCGTGGCTACTCAGGATTTGGATGCCACCTATGATTCTACCGCCAAGACGCTGACCCAGAATACCGCCGCCGCTCTGGTGCTGGACGGTGTGACTTTGGCTGCTGGCGACCGTGTGCTGGTTGCAGGCCAGACCGACGCCACACAGAACGGTATCTACACTGTAACCACTCTGGGTGACGATAGCACCACCACTGTGCTGACCCGCGCTGCTGATTTTGATGACACCGCAGACATTGCTCTGAACGTCATTATCCCCGTGATGCAGGGCGATCAGAATGGCGATACCAACTGGCAGCTTGTGAATGATACTGCCGCTACGCTGGATGCCACTGCTCTTTCCTTCGCCAAGTTCAAGGGTAGTGAGGGTGCTCTGGTGTTCACCACGACCATCACTGGCGATGGTGCCGCTAAGGAGTTCCCCGTCTCTCACGGGCTGAATAGTGAGGCTGTGACCGTCTCTGTCGTGGATGCGGCCACCAAGGAGCAGTGCTACTTCGGTGTGGAAATTACCAGCGCCAATGTCGTGACCATCAAGAGTGATGTGGTTCTGGAGAACACGGATAGCTTTGTTGTCACTGTTATGGGCTAATCTTCAAGGGCGGAGGGATACAATCCCCCCCCCGCCCTATCTGCATCAAAAAATAGTTTTATTCTGAAATCGGAAAGGAGGAATGAGCGTGAAGGTTTATGAAAGCGTCGATATGAACGGACAGCCGATTGAGAATTGCCCATCTATCACCGATGAAGTTGCCGTACAGATTGACCAGCTTGCAGATGAAAAGGTGAAGCTGTGGGTAATTCCATCCTATGAGCGGGAGGTTACAGTTGAAGTCCCTGTCGAGGGGAGCGAGACTGGTGAAACCACAACGGAAACCTATATCGAAACTGTTCCAGCCTCCATTCTCTATCGTGGTGAGGACGGTAAATTTCACGGCATAGATTCTATCGCTGGTGCGCCAGGAGTAGACGGAGCAGACGGCGTTTCTCCTACTGTCAGTCTGGATGACATTCTGGGAGCAGACGGCGAGAAAATTGGTGTGAAGCTGTCTGTCACGGATAAGGATAGCACAAAGTCTACAAACATTTTGTATGGCGCAAAGGGAGAGACTGGCGTTGGAATTACATCCATTGACAAAACGGGAACGGCAGGACTGGTAGACACCTATACCATTACCTTTTCTGACAACACCACAACAACATTCTGTATCACAAATGCCAGCTCGGTTGAGAAGTTGAGTCAGCTTGAAAACGACAGTGGTTTCATCACAGACACCGTGAACAACTTGGTAAACTATTATACCAAGGAACAGACCTATACAAAGGAAGAGGTCATGGAGCTTCTATCCAAACTATCTGCCGGACTCTCCACCAAGATTGTTTCGGAACTGCCTGACGCTGCTACTGATGAAATTAGCCTGTCCACGATCTATCTGGTGCGTGTGGGCGAAAGTAATGTCTACACTCAGTATATGTGGATTAGTGGCGGATGGGCAAACCTGGGCACAACCGCTGTCAATTTGGAGAACTACTATACCAAAGGTGAGATCGACACCAAACTTGGGCTGTATGTTTCCACAACGGCTTTACTTGCGATTTTGGAGAGCTATGTGAAAACGGCAGAGTTGGCGAAGGTTGCCTTATCTGGTGACTACAATGACCTAAAAAATATCCCTGTGATTCCTGATTTGAGTGGGGTTGCTTCTACAGCATATGTAGATAACAAGGCATCAGAAATTGAAGGTAAGATTCCTGATGTAAGCGATTTCCGAAAGAAAACTGACGCTATCCAGTACAGCGAAATCAGTGGTACACCTGTTGTGGATACCGCACTCTCTGCAACCAGTACAAATGCTGTGCAGAACAAGGTGATACAGGCGGCACTTGATAAAGCTCAATACTATCAGGCTGGAGAAACAGTAAATGTATCTGGTATGTATGCCGCAGGGCATATAACTAATAACGCTAATCGCGTACAATTCTTTATTCCGTTGCCACGAGATATTACAAAACGAACCGTTACTCTTAATACCCCTTGGGTGTTAAGTATTCGTGGTACAAATGGAATAAGTTATCTGATGCCAAGTGCTACTGCTAACAACTACCTATATAATCAACTGACCTCTGATGCTTATGGGAACATGGTTACTATCCTTATATCGAAACATACGAATGGTTTGGCGGTTACTTTCCAGTCAACAACGAAGTGGTATAGCTCCAGAAACAATGAGCAGGTCAATAACGCGCCAGTTACAGTAGAGATAGCAACCATGTCCTTCAAACTAACCTAAGCTGGAAAGTGAATAAAAGTACAATTTGGTTTGGCGAATGAGGTTGGAAATGGCTCCCGACACTCCAGCAATGGAACCTGAGATGCAGGATATGCCGCCCTGCTATTCGCCAAATATCAAGCCCAGTAGAGAGATCTACTGGGCTTTTCCCATATCCAGATAGTAGAAAGGAGGGGCTATATGGGACGAAAAACAAAGCAAAACAAAATCACTTCACCTGAGTTGATCGCCCAGATCAATCCGAAGAACATTCGGCTGATGAATGACTTTCTGGACTATCTGAGGTCGGTCGGCAAAGCGGAGTCTACCGTGAAAGCGTATACAAGCGATCTCTATATCTTTTTTGTGTGGGTGCTTCAAAATGCTTACAATAAATATTTCCCAGAGGTTAGTAAACGAGATATTGTTGCTTATCAAAACTGGCTGTTGCGGGACAATGAAAATTCTCCGGCTCGTGTGCGCCGGCTGAAGGCAACACTTTCCTCTCTCAGCAATTACATTGAAGCAATTTTGGATGATGAACTTCCAGGATTTCGTTCAATCGTTCGGAAGATTGAAAACCCAATCAATGAACCAACCAGAGAGAAAACAGTGCTTACTGATGAACAAGCTGATACTCTGCTGGAGTATCTGGTTAGTCGTAAACAGTATGAGAAAGCCTGTTGCTTTGCATTGGCACGGTACTCTGGACGGCGCAAGTCTGAGCTACCGAGGTTCAAAGTGTCATATTTCGACGATGACAACATCATCTATGGTTCACTTTACAAAACACCTGAAAAGGTTAAGACCAAAGGGCGTGGCGTAAATGGCAAGATGTTGACGTGCTATGTGCTTTCTAAGCCGTTCAAACCGTACTTCGATCTGTGGATGCGGAAACGAGCGGAGCTTGGTATTGAAAGCGAATGGCTCTTCCCAGACAAAGACGATCCTACTCAGCCAATTCCCATTTCAACACTGAATAGTTGGGCAGAGACATTCTCTAATATTTTGGATATCCCAGTGTATTGGCATAGTCTTCGGCATTTTTTCACGACTTCTCTTGCCAAAGCTAACTTGCCTGACTCTGTAATCAAAACCATCATTGGATGGGAGAGCTTAGAGATGGTGGAAATTTACAAGGATATCGACGACGAAGAGGAAATCGGGAAGTATTTCCAGGATGGAGAAATTGTCGGACAGAAGCAGACGAGCCTATCTGATCTGTAAGGGGGCGAGTATATGAATGAGTTTGTAATCCATGATTATCTCATAGCTAAGGGTTTGAATGAGTATGGTGTAGCAGGTCTTATTGGAAACTTATTCGCTGAAAGCGGACTGAACCCCCGAAACTTACAGAACAGCTACGAGAAATCCCTTGCCTTGAACGATAACGCCTATGTTGCAGCCGTAGACAATGGCACATATACAAACTTTGTGCATGATAAGGCGGGGTTTGGATTGGCGCAATGGACTTATTGGAGCCGCAAGCAAAATCTTCTTAATTTTGCGAGGGCTGCTGGTAAATCTATTGGGGATCTGATTATGCAGTTGGATTTCTTGTGGAAAGAATTGTCAGAGTGTTATCCTGGTGTTGTGGCTGTTTTGAAGTCTGCTACCTCTGTGCTGGAGGCGTCAAATGCTGTATTGCTGAACTATGAGAGGCCAGCAAATCAGAGTGAGGGTGTTCAGACTAAGCGGGCTGAGTATGGGCAGCGATATTATGATCAGCTTGCTACGGTCAATCTTGAAGAGTTTACAAAGCTCTTTCAAGAAATGAGATCCAATTTGCAGGACAATGACGCTGGCGACTGGAGTACGGATGCCAGACAATGGGCGGTAAGCACTGGTTTGATTGCTGGTAATGGTACGACTATCAATGGAGTCCCTAACTATATGTGGCAAGACTTTTTAACAAGAGAGCAGTTTGCTGTTGTACTCTACCGATTCTCGCAGTTGATAGGAAGCCTCTGATTTATATATCAGACTGGCTTCCTATTTTGCTAACCAATATTCAGAAAAAGTTTTGAGGTGAAAACATGGTCAATGTAAATAACATCGTTCCCCGTAATGGGTACTTGGTGGATGGCGCAACAGGACAGAGGGTTCTGTTTTATGAGTGTGATCCCACAAAGAACACGGAATGTACCAGAAAGATTTGTCGGGCTGATGCGGAAGAGGACGAAGGTAGCTTTGGGTTTTGTTCTAAGACTGTCAACCCCAACTTTCGCAAAGAGGGTGGCAAAGCATGGTATGCCGTGCTGAAGACACCAGATGATGGAGGAGAGCCTTACTGGGGCAGAGAGTATGTAGAGGTGGATTGATATGATGACGGTTCAAGAATGTATCAATTATGTTGAGAGCCATTTGGAAATCCGTCCTGCAACAAGCAACGGAGCATATACCAGCGGCAGAACGATTACACCTGCGGGATGCGTAAATCATTCTGTTGGATGTGCCCAACCATCAGCCGATGTGTTTTTTAAGAATATGAACAAAGGGAGTGCTGGTTGGGGAGTAAATGCTATCCTGGGTGACTTCCACAAAGGTGAGGGAAAGATTATTCTTGCTTTGAACTGGAATACTCGTCCATGGGGATGTGGAACAGGCAGCAAAGGATCTTGGAACAATACAAAGGTGCAGTGGGAGATTACGGAGCCTGCTGGTCATACTTATGCGGGCGGCACTATGATTGGATACGATGTGGCAAAAAACCAGCAATTTTTTGATCGTATGTGGAAGATGGTTGTAGCCTGGAATGTCTATATGGTCAAGAAGTTCGGCTACCCTGTTTCTGGCATCAGCGATCATGCTGAGTCGCATAAGGCTGGTTATGGTTCTAACCATGGTGATGTTGGACATTGGTGGCCGAAGCATGGTAAGAGTATGGATGCGCTACGTAAAGAAGTCCAGGAAATTCTCAATGGTGGTGGCGACATCATCTCGTCAGAGCAAGGTGCAACTGTTAATTACCAATGTAAAGTTACCGCTAAGGACGGCTTGAACTGTAGGCCGGAGCCGTCACAAAATCCGGTGCTCACAACATATCCATATGGAACGACGCTGGTTATCAGCAAAGAGAAAAATGGGTGGGGTTTCACTGGCCTTGGCTGGGTTTCACTTAAATATGTTGAAAAAATTACTACAACTGAAGCTACAAAGGAGGATGAGGACATGGACGTGAATCGGTTTACTGAACTGTGGAAAGAAATGCGGAGCACATGGCAGGACAATGACGCTGGCGACTGGAGTGCAAAGGCTCGTGAGTGGGCAACTACAAACGGTTTGATTGCCGGCAACGGAACGACCATCAACGGCGAACCAAACTGTATGTGGGCTGATATGCTTACCCGTGAGCAGTTTGTAGCAGTGCTTTATCGGTTTGCTCAACTGATGGGCAAGGCGTAAGAGGTAGCGGTATGGTTGTTTTTGGTGGAGGCGGAAAAAGGCTGGCAAAGCCCAAAACAGCCAAAAAGGATTTTTCCAAAAGGCTGATTTCGGACATTAGGTGGCTGCTGTGGGTGGTAACTCTTGGAGGTATCGTCCTGGCAGCTTATTGTGTTCGTAAAGGGTATACTGGTTCTTTGCCCTGGCTTAGTGCCATGGTAGGACTTCCTTGGACTGCTCATGGTGTTGTATGCTCGTTCTATCTCAATATGGCAAAGTCAGATCACAGTGAGGGTGGTATCACTTTTGAGTCCGCCAAAGCAAGCAACTTTGAGATGGACACTGGTAGTGATGAAAGCCCGATGATTTGATAAGGAGAAAGAAAATGGTTCGACTTTTTATTTCCCAGCCTATGCGGGGTAGATCTGATGAAGAGATCGTTGCAGAGCGGGAGTATGCAAAACTTGCCGCTGAAAGAATCTTGAAAGAGGAAGTTGAGGTTGTTGACAGCTTTTTTCAAGACAGCGATAGAAAGCCTTTGGAGTATTTGGGTGATAGCCTGAAACTCTTGGCTGGCGCTGATTGGGTATGGTTTTGTGAAGGATGGGAACAGGCCAGAGGGTGCAAAATCGAAAATTTGTGCGCTCGTGAATACGGCATTCCTATCATTCATGCGTAAAAAAAAGGAGGATGATTAGATATGAAGATTATGCAGAAACTTACAAGTCGTAAACTGTGGGCCGCAGTTGCTGGTATTGTTACTGGTTTGGCTATGGTGTTTGGGCTGGACGAAAATGTGATTACCAGTATTGCTGGAGCGGTTGTTTCTTTGGCGTCTGTGATGACTTACATTGTTACTGAGGGACGCATCGACAAGGAAGCTGTGGGTAATACTGCGGGCCAAATTCAAGATGCCATTGATTCGATGCAAGGTTCTGAGGTGAAACAGTAATGACTCTCAAAGAAATTTTTCTGAATGGTGGCGGTGCCCTTGTAGTTGTTTTAACGATTCTTCAAATTGCGCCAATCAAGATTGATCCATGGGGTGCTATTGCTCGGTGGATTGGTCGGGCGCTGAATGGCGATGTGTTGAAGAAGCTGGATGAGCTGGAAGATGGGCAGGCCGATACAAGAGCGCAGCTGGAAGAGCATATCCGTGTAGACGACGAGCGTGATGCAAACTCTCGTCGTCGAAATATTCTTAACTTTAATGTTGAGTTGATGCGTGGAAAAAATTATACACATGAACACTTCATTGATATGCTTACAGATATCGACGAGTATGAGCGGTATTGCGAAGGGCACCCAGGATATAAGAACAACCGTGCTGTAATGGCGATTGCAAATATCAAGCGTGTGTATGAAGAGAACGAGAGAACAAATGGCTTCCTTAAAGTCTAAAATAAGCTGAGGGCGTAGGTATCAATTACGATACTTACGCCCTATTTTTTTGCTCCGCAAGGAATTTGAAAACCACATCGAGCTTTTCTTCAAATGGTGTAAACTTGGTGTAAAGCTGAAATGGCACTCTCGATATACCAAAACAATTTACACAAGATATGGTGAAATTTTTGCTGTTTTACACTGAATGGCGCACATTTTGCTTAAAGACGGTTTTGAAATATTTATATCAGGCGGATATAAATATTGTTGCTCATGGTTTCTTATAAGTTCTCAAAACTGCTCCGCTTGCGATACAATCCAGAATTTTTTC